TGTGATTTAGTTTGATTATAATATTGATACAACAAAGTAGATTCATCGATGTTAGAATAATCTTGATTAATTTTTACATAATCTTCTAACGTTCCACCAGTCTCATTTATAAAGTCTACAACTTTTTGAATGTTTTCTGGTAATTCTATTCCTGTGTCTTGTGAGGTTTGTACAGCTTCTTCTACTTTGTCTTGTAAATCCTGTACTTCCTCTTTAGGTTCCTCTTTTGTTTCTTCTTCAATTACCTCTTCTAAGGTTAATTGAGTTTCTTCTTGAACCTCTTCAGTAACCTTTTCTTCTTGAACAGGTTCTGTTTCTTGTTCTACCGGTTTGCTTAAATCAACTTTATACATACCGTCTTCGGTTTTACCCGTGTCTTGTCCTGCTGCTTCAAGTACTTTTTCTTCCTTTTCTGCAGCAGTTGGTGTTTCGTCAACTACGACGTCTTTGTTTTCTTCCATGATAAAATATTATAAAAATGTGTTTGCAGTTTTTATTTAGGCTCAAACTGCTCTAAGCCAAATCCTCCCAAGTTATCAAATCCTGCTGATTCAAACTTTTTTGGTGGTTTATTGTTTTTCCTTTGATCTATTAATTCAGATTGTTGTGAAGCTTGTATTTTTGTTCTTTCATCTTTCCTATCTTCTTTAAACTTCTCTTTATCTTTAATTACATTTAAATCAGCGTCTTTAAGTTGCATATTCATTTCAAACTCTTTTTGCATCAGCATCATTTTAATTTCAGCTTCTCTTTCTAGTTTTTGAGCATCTAACTGCGCTTCAACCTGTGCTAACTGAGCTTTACTTTGAGTTATTGCTTGTTGCTTTTGAATATCAGCTTGAGCAGCTGCCTGTGCTGCTTGCGCATTAGATTGCGTCTGCATTTGAATATTTTCTTGCTGGAGCTGTCTGTCTTTATCAAACTTTTGTTTTCTTCTTAATTTTAATAATTGATTAGCTAGTTTTAAATTTCTTATTTCTCTAATATCAATTGCGTCTTCTAAATTAATTTGTTCTTTTTGAAGAGACACTTGTATATTGTTTTCAAGTAATTGTTTTTCTTCTTCATCAGGTGTTAATTCTAAGAAAATTCCAAAATCATGAAGTTGCAATTTTTTAACTTCTTCTAAAGCTCCTACATTCGATCTGCCTATAGCTTGTATAAAAGATTTTCGTGTTGGACTAAATTCTAATACATCTGATATTCTAAGTGATATTGCTTCAGCTGTTTTTAACGTAAGATATAATCCACCTTGTAATATATGCCTTGTTGCTGTATTTGAATTTGCAGCAGCAATTTTTTGCAATCCTACTAAAGCATTTTTATCTGGTGTTGAACCATCTCTTGCTTCGTTTAATCCAGTCACATCTCTTATCATTTGTAAATAATAATTATATGAATTAATTAAACTTGATATTTTAGCGTTAGACCCTGATGATTGTAATTCTTGTACAGGAACTTTCCCATTGTTAAATTCACCGTCTTGTGTCATTGATCTACCAATAACAGAACCTGTTTGGAAATACATATTTAATGCCTCTTGCGCATTATAATTAGTTCCATTACCTAAATCTATTTCTGCAATACCATCTGCATCTAAGTAAACACCATCAGGAACCATTCTTGATAATACCTGTTGTAACTTTAAATGTGTTAATTGAATCATATCTGCAAACGTTGTCATTCTGCTTACAAGAGATTCAACTCTACCTTTATATATTCTTGGTGCTACAATATTATAACTAAACTGAGCTTTAACTGTATCTGACTTTGGTCTTGTCATATTTTCAGCTAATTGCCATTTTAATAATTTATTAGTACCAACTATTTTAGCACCTTCATAAATTACCTCTATTGTTCTTGATTCTTTAGTAAATCTACTTCTGGAATCTTTTGGGGGATTAAAGCTATCATCTTTTTTAATAGCTTTTGACGCCCCAGATGAAGTTTCTTTTATCTTATGTACTTGGTCTTTGTATGTTTTATATTCAAAATACAATACATATACATGAGAATTATCTTCACTATCGTTTCCTGCATATGATTTATTATATAGCTTAGCATTTGTTCCTTGTCCTTCAACATCTCTTCTTATATCTTCATCTGTTAATTCAGGATATTGCTTTTTTAAATCAACTACAGATACCTTTCTAATTTCCCCTACGTAATATATATCATCGAAATGTGGTGACTCTGTATATGAATAAACTAAATCAGCTGGATCTACATACTTTATATTAATCCCCTCTGATGTTGTATATTCGTTTTTAACAGCTCCCATACCAATAACAGCTATATCATAATCTAATCTTTTCTTTATTAATTCGTATTTATTATGATCAAATACATTATTAATAGCTTCTTCTTCCGCTATTTCAACAGAATCTTTATAATCAAGCTGCATGTGAAGTTCTAACTCCTCTTCGCTTTCAGGTAATGTCTCTGGGTCATTTTCGTATATATTTATACCCAATTCATTATAAACTGAATCCGAAAAATTAACAGTCCTCATGTCTTTTAATAAAGACTCCACATAATCTGTTCTTTTTTGAACTGAAGCTGGATCTTGTGAATATGCTTTTACATCATATGTTCTTTCTGCAATACCATTTACTACAATATCTACAAACTTAGGTATAATAGGAACAGGTTTCCAATCTATGTTTAAATATGATAAATCACCATTAATAGATAATTCGTCTTTATATTTCTGTATTGACTGTTCACCTCTAGCGTATAATCTTAAACGGTGAAAATTGTCTCTATTAGCGTAGTACCTAGCTGTACCAGAATCTCTTTTAAACCATTCTGATTCAACTGCTCTTGCAATCTCTAAACCATATTTTTCACTTGCTTTCTCAGCATTTGAAACTGCTTGGCTTGGGAATACACCTTTTGGTAATATATTCATCTATTTTATTATTTTTGAAATACTTCCTTTGTTATTATATTTTTTAAATCCAAAATCTAAAACCTTTGTTTGTTTTAATTGCTTTGGTTGATACAAATGCCTGTTGCAAGCCATAACGGCAAGACCGGAACTTATTGCGGCATCATGTTTTGTTCTATTGTTTATGTTAAATTTAGACCAATCGTTTAACGTTGCATTGAAATATATATTACCGTAATCTCCATTTTCCTGTAATCCTACATATTTATCTATATATGATTCAATTGCTGCAGCGTGAATTTGTTTCATATCTTCAGATGAGTTAGGTATACCGCCTATTTCTTTTTCAGCTGTTGATAATTTATTTATTGTTTTATCTGGACGATTCATAGAATAACCCCTATATCCTCTTCTTTTTAAATAATACAATAATCTCGGTTTGTTGTTCTCCGCTAGTATTGGCATTCCATAAAATACTAATGCCATAAGTACATCTTCAAAAAACATCTCAGCGGTTTGAGGCCTAGCTATATATTCTAAAAAGAATGAATTAGCGGGTGCATCTTCCATACTAAATACTGTTAATCCGTGTAATGCTCCTTTAGATCCTCTACCATCTGTTGTACCTGATATATCATATGAGTCACAACCAAAAGCTCCTATATGTTCATTACCTGGATGCTTACGCCCATTTTTTAGTATTACGCGGTTTTGAAGATTATAACTAGGAACCCAAGATATATTAAATCTTCCTTTTGGATCTGGCGTAAATATTACTCTCGAATCTTTAATACCATTTTCCCATTGGAAGTTACCTTTAGATACAGCTCCAGACGCCATTGTTCCGTCATTGTAATCTATTTGTTCGTATATCTTTTGTAAATTAAATATACTATTCTTTGTTTCATCTCTGAACGCATGTTCTTCTGTTCTTGGGAATTGTCTATAAAATTCATTTAATCCATCTGAATCATCTCTTAATCCATCTGCTTCATTTTCCCAATGCTCTACTACTCCAACATCGATTTTATCACCGTGGGGTCCTTCGACAGGAGTTCCGGGCGTATCGAATACAGGTAATCCAAAAGAATCAATGAATCCCTCGTAGTTCCATTCCATAGGTATGAACAAACTATAGAGTCCACTGCTAGTCTGTCCATTGCGGTTTCTTTTTGTAACGTCTGAGTCATTGTATAATTTTTTAAAGTTATCTCCACCTTTATCTAAAGCGTTTGATGTTGAACCCATCATACACTTTCCTATTATCCTACTTCCTAATCTCAGCGTTGTTTTTGTAACACGCCAATTGTTTAATATATTATCTGGTCTTTCCCATTTACCAGATTCATCGTGAACAAGTAATCTTAACTTTTCACCATCATAAGAGTTATCTCCTGTATTCTTCCAGTCTATCGTTGTATCGAGCCCGTCGAGGTCTTTCCTCCCGCTGGCGCTGGTTGTACTGGTGATGGACTTCCTTGTGAGTTTGGATGCTGGGACACGGTAGGCAAGCTCTGTCTTGGGACGGTCCATCCCGTCTTGTATTGGCTTAAAGAAGAATGGATAGTGTGATGAAATTGGTACGACCTTGTCGGTAAACATCTTCTTTGCATCGCTACCAGTCTTCGATAAGATTCCGAATCTAGCATCTGAAGTGAGTGTAGCTTGATTAACTGTCTCGCTGCTTGACATGAAACTAAACCCAGACCGTCTATTCTTAAGGTAGCATATTCCATAACATCTTTGATCTGCCTTGCATGCCTCCCAGAATATGAAGAATAATCTGTTTGCTTCTCGAAAGTCTGGCTTCCCAACATCAATCTTGGACCATTGCAAGTAATTGTAGTGAGAGCCAGTGATATAAGTATCAACGCCTTTATTGCGGAACCAATACCCTTCTTCTCTCCTAGTAAATTCTTTATCAATGTACCCATACCAATCTTTTTTAAATTCTTCTGGGTATGTTTGCCAGTCGAATATTGTTCTTATGTTTTTTAATTCTTTAGGGTAATCTGTCGCAACCCACTTATCGTGTTTGCTATACACATCTTCTGCAGGTGGTAAAGCAATCTTAAGATTTTGTATTTCATATATATCACCAATCTTACCTGTTTTACTTATAACAATTACATCATGTTCTTTGTTATATCCATATTCCCAGTATTTCTTTTTATTCAGTCTATGTATCGTTGTACGCTTAATAGGTTCAATGATTTTATATAATGTTTGCTTATATGACATTATTTAGACCTTTTTTCTGCAAAACCACTAAAAGCTTTTTCTTTATCTTGTGGTTTGTTTTCTAGCATTGCTTTTTCAGATTCAATCCTATTTAATATTTCAAAAGCATCAAAGATAGCTAACTTTTTAGTTGCTGCTGCATTCTTTAATCTATCTGCTGCTAACTCATCTGCTGCATCTTCTACTATGATTTCTTCTTCAGCGACTTTGATTAACTCTTGTACAGCTTTATAACCAGCTCGTATTATAGAGTTTTTCTGTTCCTTTGTGTTCATACTTTATTGAAATATCATTTAATTTTATTCTATACAATCTTTTATCACCTACTATAAATTCAAATTCAGAGTATGGTGTAAATCCAACAAGCTCTCCTTTTTTTACAATATCAGAGCCGTCTGTATAAACCACAATACCTTTTAAAGGTTCTTCTTTGTTTTCCCATTTATCTTCTGATTGTATGGGATTTACAAAACAGTAACCTGGCATTGCTACCCAGTCTTCATTTCTTTTGTACATGTACACTTGATCTAAATAACAAAAGTACATATCTTCTTTGAAATAATTACCACTATTTTTTTCAACTCCTCTAACATCGTAGTACCTTCTAAATATATTATGATGTACCATTACTTCATCGGACTCTTGTAGAGGCGTTTTAAACGCACCTGGGAGCGCTTTTACTATAGCTTCTTTACTTACATACCTATGGTCGCTAATCGACGTGTTTAGGATTAAGTTTTTATCAGATACTTTTTTAGTGTTTTTGTAGCGGTTTTCTTTGGGTTGTATTATTAAAGCGTATGGATTATTCATAATCTAAATTATACTCAATACTTATTCCCATGTTTTTATTAAAAGATTTCCAAAGCAACACTTCTTTATCCTTTTCTATATATATTTGGTAATCGTGATCTTTCTCAAGTATATTCGTTATAATGTGGTTTCCATAAACCGCTTGTCCTATTTGATAGTGCATTGCATTATCTTTATAGTCTCTTCCTACACTAATCTTCCTTATTAGTTTCATTTGATTCAATTTTATCTATCTCACCTGTTTCAATATTTATGTTGATTTTACCATAAGTATTTTCAAGGTCAGACTTCATTGTATTTAATTGCATTTCTAATTGTGAGAAATTATGGGCTAGCTTGTGTCCATTGACTGTGTTTAACCCTATTTCATTTTGAGTTGTAGCAACTCTTTCTATTAAAGATTTTAAATCTTTGTGCTCTTTTTCTGTTAATTTCATAAACTATTGAATTTGATTAAATTATATTATTATGTATATTACACGCTTTTAGTTTATTTTGAATGCCATGTATATATAAGTTTGTGCGTTTTGATTAACCGCTGCACTTGAACCTAAACTAAACCCATCGCTACCGAATGCTGTTAAAGAATCACTTGCAGTAGATTCAGTACTATCTGTATCCGGGAATAATCTTTTATTTACACCTCTTACGCTATCAAACAATCTCCAGGATTCTGCAGCTGATGTTTCTTTAATTAAAACCCAATCCGGTTGAAATCCAAGCCCTGTAATACTCTGTGTACTTCCATTACCAGTATAACTTCCAATCTTACTATAACCACTTACTGAATGGAAACAATAAGCAATGTAATCACCACCACTTGCATTTGAACCGCCACTATCACCGACTCCAATAGTTGTAGCAGATGGTACATTTCCACCCCATAAATTTGTAGCACTTCCTGCAGTTACTTTTGCAGCACTGCTGTTTAAAACCATATAATCAGATGCACTTCCTGTAATACTCATAACAGGTGTAGCCCAAACATACCAATCAGAAGATGAATCAGTTCTTTTTACAAATACCATTTCCGGTGCTGCTGAAAGCCCGTGAGGTATTTTTGCAGTTGTAGCACCATCACCTTTATACTTAACAATACTAAATCCTGCATTAGCATTTGCACTAACTATTGATTCTATTGATGTATTTTCATCTGTTCCAATATCAAGTGTATTGTTTTGTGAAGTAGTTTCATTATATAAATTAGTTACACTTGCTGCATCAAGTTCTCCATTATAGATTCTTACTTGGTCTAACTCACCACTATACCAATATGAGTTACTTGGTCTATTTCCTATAGCTATATTTGAAATTGTTTTTATAGTTCCATTATAATCTAAAGAACCTATTAAATTACCATTTTTATATAATTTAATTTTGCCATTTCCAAAAGTTGCTATGTGATGTTGCCACGCTCCAGTTGTATAAGCATTTGTTACATCTAATTGAAAAGCAGTTTCACTTGTATTTTTAACACCAACTCTTAATCCTTGACTACCAGCTCCACCACCTGTGTGAATCATAAACACATCTGCTGCATTTGCTTCAAACAAAAAATCTATAGTAGTACCACTTGTGTTTGGTTTCCACCACCAAGATATACTACAAGCACTATTTGTTCCTAAATTAGATGTAGCTATAGGTAGAGTTATCGTAGAACTTGAACCATTAAATTCTGCTGATTTATTAAATTTACCACTTGTATTGTATGTAATATTAGATGTTGATGAAGCATTATAATTACCTGTTACATCATTTGTATTATCTTCAAATTTATATATAGCAATAGCATCTATATCTGTTGTGGTTTGAGTTATTGTTGCTTCGTTATCATCAGTTTTAAAAGTCCAAGCTACATAATCTTCACCACTCGTGTTTAAAGCATTATTTGCACCTGTTGTAAAACCATCTGAATCGTATGAACTTATTGCATT